TTAGCCAGCTTCGGCCTGTCCCCGCTTTTTTCGGCGCTCCGCCAGCTTCACGATCTGGGCGTCCACGCGATCCTGGGCGTCGTCGGCGAGGCCGAGGCGCTCCGCCTGCTTGCGGTAAAGGGCGGCTTGGCGCGGCGTCGCATGATCGAGCTGCGCCATGATCTGGGCGTCGCTTGCGCCAGAGTGCGCTAGCTCGACGCCCCGGGCGTGTCTGAGCCCATGCCACGTCAGACCGGGCCGCACCTTCCCTGCCTCAGCCAGCGCCGCCACGGTGCGCTGCAGCTCATGCTCGATGGCCCGCTTCTTCCAAGCCTCTCCTCGGCTGTTGTAGGCGATCGTCAGCGCCGCCACGTTGCGCGCCAGACGCGGCGCCATGCCCTCGGTGCGTTCCAGCAGCGCCGTCAGCCGGGGATCTTCGCGCCGGTCGCAAAGCACCAGGCGCTTCTCCGTCACCCAGTAGAGCCGCCGCTCCGGCGCGCCGTCGTCGTTCGTGCGTGTGATGCGCGCCCGACGCGGCACCTTGCAGATCGTCTGCACCCTGAAGCCGCCCCAGCGGCCGAGCGCCAACGCGCGCGCGAATCCTGGTTTCCCCTTCTCCATCGCGTGTTCGAGCACCGTGACGAACTCGTCGTCGAGCCATGCCGGGTTCGCGACGCCAAGCTTTTGCGGCCGCTCCACCTTCTCGATCAGCGCAAACGGATCGCCTGCGATCTCGCCGGTGATGCGCGGCGCCTTGCAGATGTTCTTCATCACCTGCAGGCGGAGGTTGGCGGCGCGATAGCCGCGCTTCGCCCACTTGTCGCGCAGCGCGAGCACGTAGCCAGCATCGACGTCTTCGAGCAGCACGCCGGCGAACGTCGCTTCGAGTTCGTCGCAGATGCGCTCGTAATCGAGCTGCGTTGAGGCTGCGAGACTGAGGAAGTCGGCGCTGGCGTCGATGCCCCTGGCGTTGTCACCGCGATAGGCGCGCACGGCGCCAACGAGCGTGCCTACCTTTGCCGCTGGGCGCGCCTTCACCGTTGCGAGCAGCGCCGCGACCTCATCCGCCAGCGCCTGCGTTCCCCATGCCGCTTTGAGTTCGACCTTCCGCGTTCCGGCTTTGCGGAAATAGACGCGCTCGCGCCCGTTGCGCTTGTCGGTGTAGCGCTGGATGTGCGGCGGGCGTTCTGCCCATGGTGCGTCGCCCGACATTTCCCCTCACGCCCTGTTCAAGCTGGCCTGTCTCCGTGCTTCAGGCGTCAGCGCTGGCTCATCAACGTTCGCGGGCTCCGGCGCGTCAAGAGCACCAGATTCCTTCAGCGGTTTCGCCGGCAGCGCGGCGATCCATGCGTCGAGTTCGGCGCGCCGCCAGCGATGCCCCCGCCAGCCCTGATCGACTGGGGCAACCGGACACTGCCGATCGAACTGCACCGGGCTCATGTCGCAGTATTCCGCGGCGGTTTCCCGGAGCATGAGGGCGGGCCAGCGGTCACTCACGGCAGCGCCCCAGCAGCAGCGATGCACTCAGCCTTGATGGCGTTCCAAAGCCGCCAGCAGCGCGCGGCGTTCCTGTCGGACTGATCGCGCACCCAGCGACGGCGAGCCAGCGTCATCAGCCGACGCAGGCGTTTGCGCGCAAGCCTGTGGTGCTTGCCGCAGATGATCTCTGTGGCGTCGGGAAACTTCTCGCGCGCGGCGGTGCGGCGACAGAACGGAACGACGCAGGGGATGCGGTCAGTCATCGAAGCCCATCTGCCGACGCTTTCTGCGATCGATCTCCGCATCTAGGCGTCGATACTCGCCAACGATGACGCTGTACGGATGGTTGGCTGCCGCACCGAGCGCGCCTGCCGCGATCGCCCCGACACAAAGCAATGTTTCGCCAACGGAGAGGGCGACGATACCGCCAACAAAGCCAGCAATCGCGGCGACGACTCCGACTGCTGCCGAAAGCATCCACTCCCAACGTTCGTCAAGGGCGCATTGCCGTCGATACAGCAGTCGGCTCTCGCTCTCCTTGGCGAGATCGTCCTCGCGCGAAAACGGGTACTTCGCAAACATGCTCATGACTCCACACACCCCTTCGGACAGCGCATCTCGCCATAGTTCGAGCACGTGCACGGGTCCGAGCACTTGCACAGCACCCAGCCGGTGTCGTTGCAGAGGTTGCACGCGAAGTCGGCCTCGTCGGCGAGCTGATCGGTTGGTTCGCGGCGGGTGAAGAAGTCGCCGAGTTGCTTCAACAGCTTCACGTCGGCATCCCCAGCGCCTTGCGCGCGATGATTTTGTATTCGTACGCCTGCGCGCCGTAGTAACCGTCGCCCGATGCGATCTCGGTGAGCGCTTTGCGGAGCCGCGCCAATTCGTCGCCGACGCTTTCAGAGCGGGGCGCTTCGCCGGGAAACCGCAGCACTTCAATCGCGCGGGCGCGGTGAGGGATACGGCGAATGAAGCCGCGCTCTTCTAGCGCGTTCAGCAATCGGTGCGGGCCGTTGTTCGACTTGAGACCAAGCGCCGCGACCATTTCAACGAACGAAGGCGCGATGCCGTGGTGCTTCTTCATGTAGCCGTCGATGAACGTCAGCAGCTCGGCTTGCTTCGGGGTGAGGCTCATGGCGCTTCCTCGAACGCGGGGCACGTCTCGGCGCGCTCGTCGTTGCCGACAGCAGCGGTGAGGTCTGCGAGCAGCAGCTCGTGCGCCCATTGCGGCATGCGATCGCCCGCCTCATCTTGGGTACGATCGACCCAGCCGCACCGGACCAGCGTCGCGCTGCCGACAACGCCGAGCAGCGTACCGAAGCGGCATTCATCGCAGTGTCGTTTGTGCTCGCCGGTCATCAGAACAGCCCTCCGATGATCCGGCCCGCGAACATCAGCGCGAAGCAGGCGGCGAGGTAGAGCGCCGACCAAAGCACCAAGCCGGTCGCGAACGCCGCCACGATTCCCCATCCGCGCCGGGTCATGTCGGCACCCCTTCGCGCTCACACCATGCGCGGAAGCCGGGCGTGTCTTCGAGGTGTTGCTGAAACTGCCCTTCCGACATCGAAGCGCCGTCGTTGCGGAATCTCACCAGCTGCGCGAAGTGCTGCTCGGCCCACATCGCGCGCGCTTCGAGAACGTGCTCGGAGTGCATTTGCCACCACGCTTGCGGCGCGGCCGCCGTTGATGGCGGCGGCAAAGCGTCGAAGCCGCTGAAGGCGCGCTCCATCACCACGGCGCCGCCGTGGCGCTCAATCGCGCGCATCGCGTCAAGCGTGGCGGCGATCGCGGCCAGATTGTCAGCAACGGTGAAGTAGCGGTCGACGGCGACGACGCGATCAGGCTGGCCGCGCTTCTTCCAATAAACCGCAACACCTGGATCGCTGACGTTGCTGCCCTGCGTGTCCATGATATGCGGCTTGACGTTGTGACTGATGATGACGTCGTCAGCCTTCACGCCCATGCGGCCGAGTTCATCTATCACGCGGCGGATGCCGTCGCGGATCGAGAGCTTCTGCTTGGCGCGGCCAAGCGAGGCCTTCGTGGTGGTGAACTTGGCGCCGGTGCGATGCCCGCAGCGCTTCCAGCCGACTGGCCAATGCAGGGGATAGGATTCGCTCATCACGCAGCATCCGGCGTGGTGCGCCGCAGGATCGCCTTCGTCGCGAACGTGGGCGGCTCTTCACGGATGCCGACGACTTCGACCGTCAGCTCGCCGCGATCGGTGAAGACATCGACCTTCTCGCCGATCTGAAGCGGCGGATCGCCTTCCCAGCGGTAGCAATAGCTCTTCGGCGAGTTCGGGAATTTGCATTCGACGTATTGCATCGCGGGACTCCTTACCCAACCAGTCGTGCGTCATTGCGGTCTTCGATCAGCTCGCCGCCAAGGATGCCGATCGCCGTCGCGATTTGGTTCGCTTCGTCCTGCAGCTGCGAAATGCCATCGCGCAGCTCGCGCGCTGACGCCTCGTGTTGCAGCGCTTCTTCGTTGGCGTTCGATGCGTCCTGAAGCTTCTTCAGGCGCACCTTGTTGAGGGCCTTAACGGCTGGCGTAATTTGCGCAGACATCAGCGATCACCAGGGAAAAGGTTTGCGCGAGCGTCATCGAACAGCTTCTCGATGCGCTCTTGCGCTTCGGCATCGACTTCCGCGATCTCGCCGCCGAAGAGCGAAGCGACGCCTTGAATGTCGGCGCCGGTGTTGCACTTCGCGAGCGCGGCGCTGATCGATGCTTCGAGCTGCGATGTGTCTTTTATCGCGACTGGCGGAGCGTCGGCGTAGAGGTCGCTTTGATCGGTATCCGCAGGCGGGGCGTCGCGAACGTCCCCCTCACCACCATCAGCCTCTGGCGCGTCGGCGCCTGCGGAAGCCCCCGCCGCTGGGGGATTTGGTTTCGTCGCCGGCGGCGGCGCAGCGCGGCGTTGCGCCGTCTCTTCCGACACCGGCGTAGCCACGAAGATCTCGGAGGGGTCTTTCTCTTCCTGCTTGATCGCAGTGAGATAGCCGCGCAGCGTGACGAGCTCGCGCTCGCCGATCTCTGCCATGCCCTCCTTCTCCATCTTCCGGAGAATCTGCGCTTCGGTGATGCCGTACGCCTTGAAGGCTTCAAGCATCCGGTTCCGCTTGTCGCTCAACGTCGCGAGCTTGCCCGCCACCGTGGCCTTCGCAGCCTCATAGGCCTCATCGATGAAGACACGCGGGATGCCGCGAAAGATCGCGTTGCGCAGCGCAATCGCCATCGCGGCCGCAGCGGTGACCCCGATCATGTCGAGGCTGAAGCGCCGGCCTTTCTTGTCCACGATGCGGCGATTGACTTCGACGCCGACGGCGACGTTGCGTTCCAGATCGATGAAGATGCCTTGCGCAACGATGAAGTTATCGGTCTCCTGCACGATGCGGGCCGTGGCGCGGCAGTTGCCCCATTCGCTCAGCGCCATTTCGGCGAGCCGGGTCGAGGGACCTTCGATGTCTTTGCCGTCGCGCGGCACGCAGTAATAGCAGCTCGCCGCGATCTCTTCGGTCAGCGTGACGTTGCTCAGCAAGCCGGTGCGGAACTTGGCGACGCTGCGCGGATAGCGCTTCGCTGTTGCGATCTGTTGATTGACCTCAGCGGCGCTGACGCCGAGCTGGTCGACGCTCACCTGAATGTCTTGCTGATCGGCGTCGAGGTCGACGACACGTGCGGGTGCGTTCACGTTCAAAGCTCCTGGGTTTCGACCCAGCGGATGCCGGGGATGGATGGGACTTGCTTGACGCCATCGAGCGTTGGCGCGTGGCGCAGCTCGGCGGCGGCGATCGTTAGGATCGCGTCGCGGATCTCGCCGCGGTCGCGGTAGTGCGCGAGCGCTTGCGGCAGCGACGCGATCTCGGGGCGGCGCACGGTGCGCAGCGCGCGGGTGTTCGCTAAGCCGGTGGCGGACTGAACGCGGGCTTTGCCGCTCAACCCCTCGGCGCGATCGGCGGCGCTGTCAGCGATGCGCGCGTGCTCTTCGGCGCGCTCCTCAGCTTCCACGCGCGCCGATGCAGTCTCAGCGCGGGCGGCGTCCATGCGGGCAGCATCGGCGGCGCGTTTCGCTTCTTCAGCCCGCCTGCGCTCTTCCTCAGCCGCGGCGCGACGCTCCGCTTCCTTCTTGAGCATGTGCTCGGCAAGCTTCGGCTTCACGATGGCGACGATCTTCGCGATGCGGTCCGCGAGCTTTCCCCATTTCGCATCGACATCGCGCCCGGCCTGCAGGTGCGGCTCCTTTTCGGCCTTGCGCGCCTTGTCGGCTGCTGACGCCAGCTTCGATGCGCCGGCGAGGAAGTCATTCGCCTTGGCGGCGGTGACGTCGTCGAAGTCGTCGCGCTTTTCCCAGACGTCGCCCGCTTCCATTAATGCGCGTACCCGGGCTTCGAAGTCGGCGTAGGCCGCAGCGTGCGGATCGCCGCTGTTGTCGCCGGCGCGCGGTGTCGTTTCGGTGATGCTCATGCTGCGTTCCCCAGATAGATGCTGCGCGCCCAGGCGGTGGCCTCCTCGCTCGCGTTGGCGGCGCGGATCAGAGCGGTGAAGAATGGCTGCGCCGATGACGCGATCGGCAGCGCGCCGCGCGCCTCGAAGCGCTCGCCGGTCCATTCCAAGCTGAGGCAAACCGGGGCTTGCGCCGTCGCCTCGTGATGCGAGAACGCGAGAAGCGAGACGGTCGGAAAACGGACGTCGCGATTCAGGGGCGATGCGATACGCGCCAGCACCTCGGCGATCATGTCTTGCGCCGCAAGCGCTGGATCGAGATCGCCGGACGCGATGACGACGCCATCGAGCACTTCGAGTTTGAGCGACGCGGCGCGCGGATCGCGCACGATCGCCAGCAGCTGACGGCTCATGTGGCACCCTTTTCAAAGCAAGCAAACTCACCGAAGTGCTCTGCGGCAGCGCGTCGATACGCGGCGTGCGCTTGCTCCGGCGTGGCGAAGGTTCCCAAGCCGGTGTTTTTCCCGTTCAGGAAAATCTGCGCTCGCCAAGTGTTGTTTGGCGTGCGGGAAACACCCTTTAAGACAGCATCTTTGCGCGCCAGCCTGTTGCGAGCATTTTGAAACCGCGCAGCCTCGCGAAGGTTCGACCAACGATTGTCATCAGGCTGGTGATTGATGTGGTCGATGAAGGCCTTGGGCCATTCACCAACGATCATCAGGAATGCAAGTCGGTGTGCCTTGTGCATCACGTAATCGATGCAGATGTGCCGGTAGCCCTTCTTGTCGATCGTGCCCGCGACTTCGCCGCGTCGATGCGTGACCCGCCAGCGGAAGACACCAGTCTCCGGGTCGTAGCTCAGTAGCTTTCGCGCACGCTCAGCGGTCAGCATATGAACTCTCTCGACAAATCGGTGACGGCAGGCATTTTCGCGAGCCGCTCAAACTCTGCTTCGGTGATCGGGCTGTCGGCGCAGCGCAGCCAGATTTCGTCGACACGCGCGCCGTAGAAGGACTCATTGCCGATGAAGGCCGCGAGCATTTCCGGCTCAGTCAGGAAGCCGTCTTCATCGGTGAGCTGCAGCAGATCGATCTGCACGCCGACGAAATTGCCGCGCCGCTTCGCGCGATAGAGGCCGAGCTGCGGCTCATCGCTCACCGGCAGGCGCTCGCCATTGATGCGGCGGCGCCAGTGCTGCCACATCGCATCGCGGTCGGAGGGGCGGCGCAGCTCAGGCATCGACGTTCAGGCTCGACGTGACGAGCGGCAGTTCGCGCAGCAGCTGCGTTGCCAGATCACCGCTCGCGATCGTCAGCTGCACCATGGTGATCTGACGCGGCGCATGCTTCAGGAAGCCGTCGACATCGGGCAGCTGCGACACCGCGCGGATGCCTTCGATCGCGGCGACGATGCGGCGCGCCGTGTTGAGCGCGTCGTCGATGGCCACGGCTGTGTGCTTGCTCTCAGCCACCGCGCACGCTCCCGTGTGTGAGTTCATGAATGTCGTCAGCGAATGGATCAGGCTTCAGCCCGACGCCCTGCTCGATCGCGTCGATGGCCCAGAGCGCACCGGCGCGTTCGCCTTCGGTGCTGAGGCCTTGCTGCTGCATGGTGAGTTGGCGCTCGCGGACTTGCGCGATGACGTCGGCCAGCTTGCCAACGGCGATGAGCTTGAATGGCGCGCCCATCAGAACGGCACCTCGTCATCGGCCATCCCGAGATACGGCGGCTGAGGTGGCGGCGGCTCGTCTGGTGACGGGGGTGCATAGCGCGCGTCGAAGACGGGATCGGTCGCCTGCAGCGTCGCGCCGATGCGCTCATGCAGCAGCTTTAGCCAATCGCGCGCAGTGCTCGGGTGCCGCGTGAAGATCGTGTACTCGACGTCCGCGACTTCGAGACTGACCCAAACGGCGCCGCCATTGTCGGAGATCGTCAGATGCGCGCGCGCCTGCGGCATCTCCCCGCCGTATGATGGCGCGTGATCGGCGAACCGAATGTTGCGATGCTCGCTCACGACTGCACCCGCCCAAGCGTGTTGCAGTCGCGGACCGCAGCCTTCAGCGGCTCGATCATCGAGCGCGGGACTTTGACGCGCTGAACGCGCGGGCCATCCCACGTCCAGAAGCCGCCGGCGGGGTGCTCATAGCGGCGCACGCGCGAGAGGCTGGCGCGCACCACGGAGAGCACGCGGCTGTGCGGGTAAAGCTGGCAGAACACGCCGAACTCGCTGAGCGGCGTCAGGCGCGCGTCGCACACCTTGCCCGCCGCGACCGGCTGCTCAGCGTCGACAAGCCGCCACATGTCGGGGCAGCGATCGTCGCCGGCGAGCACGATGGACGCGGCCTCGGCGACTGTATTGGCGCGTACAGCCAGGAACGGGCCGTCGATGCGGCGCGTCAGGGTCAGCGGGCCGATGGTTTCGGCGGCGGGTTTGAATGCAGCAGCGGTGTTCACGTAACGCCCTCCTGATGAGAGCGTTATTGCGGAACCATTTCCGCGTCAATCAAGTGCGGAAACTTTTCCTGGGATAAGTTCCGAAGCCTTTGACGGCTCGGCTATTTCCTCATCGGTCGCACATGCCAGCGTAGTAGCAATCGTCAGGGCAGCCCGCTCGCCGGCAAAGGACTTGGGCCTCGCGCTCCGCCTCCCGCGCCGATTTTTGCGCCTTTGCTAGCGGCGTGTTTGCGTTGTGAAGCGCGGTCACCACGCCGATCGCAACGGCGATAAGTATGATCAGCCAGATGCCAACCGCCGCACCGCCCCCTTTTTCTGTCGTCTCGCTCATGTCCGCCTCCCAAACCAAGCCACGCGCCCGATTACGTTGGCCTCTTCGGCCAGAATTTCATAGGTGCTGTAGGCCGGATTCACGCTCATGATCCGAAGCTTCGGCGGGTCGGCGCCGTGCACGATTTCCACCCGCTTGCACACCGTCGCGCTACCTTCCCAAAGCGCGTAAATTCCCGGAAGCGCTGGGTTTCGCGACTGTAGATCAAGCATCACAATGTCGCCGTCGCGCAGCAGTGGCTCCATAGATTCCCCAACAATCGAAACGATCGCCAGGTTGTCGGCGCTGAGGCGCATCGCTGCGAGGAACGATCGCGGCAGGCCCCACTCGGCGCGCGGATCCTCATCAGTGATCAACGACCCTGGGCCTGCGCTCAGCTGCACATCGTATTCGAGCACCTTGGCCACGCCGGCCACGACCTCTTGCCCCGCCACCAGAACACTCGAACGCCTGCGCTCTCGCTTCTGCTGCCCAGCGCTTGCGATGTCCGGCGGCATGGCCTGCGGCTTTCCGGGAATGTCACTGGCGCCGGAGAGATACTCAACGCTGCACTGAAGGACGGCGGCGAGCGACAACGTCCACGTATAATTGGTTTTTTGCTGCTTCCCTTCGAGCACCTTCCGTACGAGGTCGCGGTTTTTCCCGCCTGTAGCCAATTCAGCGGCGCGGTTCTCGTTGAGTCCGAGCGCATCAAGGCGCGCGCGTATGCGGTCGGGGCGTAGCGTAAGCATTTCCACACAAGCTTCCGCATTTCCACAGCATTCCGCTATTGGAAGCTTTTCCGCATCTTGACGGCTTGGAAAAACTTCCGCACCGCATACGCGATGTCTGATGTGGAACTTCCCTTTCCGCGCGCCGCTACGCCCGAAGTTCGGGAGCTGCTGGTCGCCGCTCACAAATTCTGTCGTGAGGCCAAGCCGAAGCTGACGATCGCCTCGCTGAGTTCGATCATCTTCAATAGCGGCAAGCAGATCGAGCGCCTCGAGAGCGGCTGCGATCTGACCACGGCGCGGCTTCGTCTCGGCTGGGAGCGCCTTCGCGAGTTGGAGGCAGGCGGCCCCCGCACACGCAAGCCCCGCCCCGACAAATCGGAAGCCGCAGATGCGCGCTGATCCAATGGTCATGTCGAGCGGTTCGGCCGTTGTCGCTCGCGCCAAGTCGATTGCGGCGGCGCGCGGCGTCGCGGTGACGACGGTTTCGAAATGGCTCTTCCGCGACTGGCGACGCATCGGCGCGATCGCCTCCGGCAAATCATTCCTTCGACCGCCCACTGAGCGGCTGGCGCTTCGGCGTCTCTCGGCGATCGAACACGGAAAGCCGCTCCCCCCGACCCCGAAGAAGAAAAGGAACCACTAATCATGGCGAAGCGAACCAGCACGCCCCGATCGGGCGCCACGAAGCCGAAGAACCAACGCGCCAGCGCACGCGGCGCAGCGCCGGAGCGTGACGACGACGAAGGCATCGGCGACGAAGCCGATGGCGTTGAGTTCGATCCGGACAAATTCCTCGCCCACGTTGAAAACCTTGCGACGCTCAAGTCGAAGGGCGCGGAGATCCGCGGCCAAATCGGCGCAGCGGTGAAGGGCGCGGAGGAAGACTACGGGATTGATCGTTGGGCGACCAAGATCTCACTCGCCTTGAAGGCCATGACTGAAGAGAACCGCCGCGCGCGGCTCAAGTCTCTGCGTGACCAATTCACCGCGCTTGGCTGGGGCGAGATGGATGATCTCTTCGCCTCCGCCACACCTGCCGACAGAGCGACCTTCGCCGGTCGCGGCGCCTCGAACTAAGCGCGCGAGGCGGGGGCCATGCACATTCTCGGTTTGGATTTCGCGACACAGACTGGCGTTGCCTATGGCGACGCCGGCGCCCCGCCGTCGCGCATCCAAACCGAGACATGGTCCCTGCCCGGCGGCGGTGGCGAAGACGTCGGCGAGTTCATGCACGCCCTGCGCGCGCGGCTAGACGACCGCATCATGCGCGGCGTGCAGCTGGTGATCTTTGAAGCGCCTTACGTCGCAATGCATCGCGGCAACGATCAGCGCATGCATCACAGCCCGAACCAGATCCGGCGCGCGTTCGGCGCAGCCGCCATGTGTGAAGAGGTTTGCTACGCACGCGGCGTCGAATGCCGCGAAGTTGTCACCGTCACACTGAAGAAAGAATTCGCGTTCCACGGCCACGCCAAGAAGCCCGACATGATCCGCGCCGCTCAGGCGCGCGGCTTCCGTCCGCAGAACGATCACGAAGCCGATGCGCTGGCGTGCTTCACGCACATCATCATCCACGACTTCCCGCACTTCGCGCACCTCTACGATCCGTTCAATCAGTTTGCGCGGGTGAATGGCTCATGATCGGCACCATCGAGCGCACCGAAACGAATAAAGCGACGCAGCCGCCGAAGCGGTGGCGCAATCGATGGCGCGCGGGCGCGGTCTGCCTTTGCGTCTGCATTAAGTGCGGCGAGGAGTCCATCTTCCTGCGCGGCGAGATCATCGAGAATCACTGCCTCACCTACCCCAGCAAGGACGTCGCCGAAACCGAGGCGCAGCGCGAGGAATTTGGTCGCGGCAGCGACGTCTATCTCGGCGCTTTCCCCGTCGAGGGCGCATGAGCGCCGTCGCAATCCCCTACGGCTCGAACGGCGCGTGGTCGTTCGACAACGACGTCGCGGAGATCGCGGCGCACTATCGGCTGCGCTTCAAAACGCTGAAGCGGAGCGACGGCCGCGCTGGCGGGCTGATCTCCGAAGCGCGCGACGCCTTGGCCTGGAAGCTCACGACGCAGCGCGGCTTCTCCGATGAGCGCGCCGGCCGCTTCCTCAAACTCACCCGCAAAGGCGTGATCGAAGCGCGCGCCCGCCACGTCCACCGGATCAAAACCTTCAACGCCCGCTTCAAGCCTGTCGAGGAGGCCGTAGACGCATGAGCCCGACGCACCCGCAATCTGTCGCCGCCGTCGAAATGATCGGCCGCGTCGCCGCCGATAACCTGCTCGCCATTGTGGCGGTCATCATTCTGGTGATCGCGCTGGCCGGCATCTGCTCGCTGATCTTCTCAGCACAAAGCGTGCATGGCCGCGACGATCATGTCGTGAACTTCGAGCGCCACCCGCCGCGCATGGTGCGCAAGTGAGCGCAGTCCGACTCCCGCGCGGCAAGTTCGCCTGCATCCTGGCTGATCCGCCATGGGCGTTCCGCACCTATTCCGCGAAGGGCGAGGGCCGCAGCGCGTCGCAGCACTACGATGTGATGTCGCTCGACGACATCAAAGCGCTGCCGGTTCAACGCGCCGCCGCTGACGATTGCTACCTCTTCCTCTGGGCCACGACTCCGCACCTGCCGCAGGCGTTCGACGTCATGCAGGCGTGGGGCTTCACCTATTCGACCGTCGGCTTCGTCTGGGTGAAGAAAGCCGCCAACGGCCAGCTGCACGTCGGCATGGGCTATCACACGCGCCAGAACGCCGAGCTGGTGCTGATCGGGAAGCGCGGCAGCCCGCAGCGTCTCTCGCGTTCGGTGCGCCAGATCGTTGTGGCGCGGCGTCGCGAGCATTCGCGCAAGCCGGTGCAAGTTCACGCCCGCATCGAAGACCTCTGCCCGGGCCCGCGCCTCGAGCTCTTCGCGCGCGAACGCCGCAAAGGCTGGCGCGCTTGGGGCAACGAAGTCGGCAAGTTCGGAGGCGCGCGCGATGCCTCGTGACGTCTCTCACCTCTCACCGCGCGAAGCTGAGCTGCAGTCCGCCATCTATGAGCAGCCGACGATCGACGGCGAGCGGGCGCGGCGGATCAAGGGCCGCATCGAGGCCTATTGGGCTGAGCGCGGCTACAACGTCACCGTCATCATCGCCGACGACGGCCAGGTCAAAACCAATCTGAAGATTTGCGTGCCGTCATGACGATTCCGCTTCGCATCGAACCGATCACTGATGAAGCCGACCAGGCGCGGATCGCTGACGAACTCAGCGGCCCCGAGCTTTCGAACTATCGCGGCGTCGTCGAACTGAAGCACCGCATCGAGGCGGCATGGATGGCGCGCGGACGCCGGATCACGATCCACGTCGTCGGTGAAAAGATCGCTGACGGCATGGGCGTCGTCTTCGGGCTGGAGTCCGATGCGATCAATGGCTTGCCGCCGGAGGCGCATCGATGACGTACGCACCAGTTTACGAAAGCGATGCCGTCAGCAACGCGCTTGAGGCCGCTGAGCGGCGGCTGATCGAGGCCAAGAATAAGCTGCGCGCCGCGAAGGGTCTGCCGCCGATCGGCGCGCCGGAGCCAACAATCGTTGCCGCCGCTGACAAGCCGCTGCCGCCTGGAACAATACCGGCTGAGCCGCCGGCGCATTGGGGTCTCTCACCGACATCGGCGCGCTGCTACACGACGCTGCTCGGACTGGCGCCGATGAGTTTGGATCAGCTCGGTCAGCACATCTATGGCGCAGCATGGGCGCCTAACCGCAAGAGCGCGCTCCAGGCGCATCTGAGCTTTGCGCGACAGGCCGCGTTGCGGAACGGCGTCGTCATACCGGGCCAGAACCGCGCCACCGGCATGATCCATCGCATTCATCTTCGGAGCGAGACGCGATGAGCGCGGCTTACGAAACCCGCAAACTCAAAGACGAGGCGCGAACAATCGCGCTCCACCGCCTTGATGCCGAACAAGCGCTGCTCGGCGCTGTCCTGTTCGACAACGAGACGCTTAACCGCATCGGGCCGCTGGCGCCCGAGCACTTCTATGACCCGACGCATCAGCGGATCTTCGCGGCTGTGAAGCAGCATGTGAGCGAAGGCAAGGTCGCCGACGCCATCACAATGAAGCGCTTTTTCCTTGCCGATGATGGCCTCGTCGAAATTGGCGGCGCAAAGTACCTGCTCGAGCTGCTCGAAATGGCCGCACCTCTTTCGACGCAGGCGCAATCCTACGCCGAGATCATCCGCGACACGGCATTGCGCCGCGAGATCGCCGCCATCGCCACCGAGACAGAGCTTTCGGCCAAGTCGCAAGACTATGACGCTGACGCGATCATCGTCGAAGCCGAGCGGCGATTGTCGGAGCTCGCGGATCAGCACGCCCCGTATGGCCTCTGGCGCCCGCTGGGCGAAGTCATCGAAGCCTCGATCGCCGCGGCCGAGAGCGGTGAAGCCCGCGGGCTCTCGACCGGCCTCAGCGAGCTTGATGAGGTCACCGGCGGCATCAGCACCGACGGCAAGCTATGGGTGCTTGGCGGCGCGTCATCGATGGGCAAGAGCCTCGTTGGCGCCGGCATCGCCATCAACCTCGCAAAGCACAGCCTCGCGCTTCAGCACCAAGGCGACGCCGCCGAAGAAGAGCCGTTCGGCGTCGGCTATATTCACCTCGAGATGAGTGAACGCGGCGCAGGGCTCCGCGCCGCAACAGCGCTCGCGCACGATCCGGCCACGGGCGGCAATTCACGCTTCACCGATGGCAACCCGACCTATCTCGGCGCACGACGTCAAAAGCTCTCCCGGAGCGGCTGGGACCGCTTACGCCAAGCAGCGGCCGAGGCGCGTCATTTGCCGCTCAGGATCGATGCGCGGCCTCACCAGACGCTGTCTCAGATCGAAGCTGGGGCAAAGCGGCTGCAGCGCCTCTTTGCCCGCCAGGGAACGCCGCTGCGGGTTCTCTTCATCGACCACGAAGGCCTCATCAAATCCGAGCAGCGCCGTAACGCAAAATGGGAAGAGGTTTCCGATCGCTGGGTGCGGCTGCAGGGGCTCGCGAAGAAGCTCAACATCGCCATCGTCTGCCTGGTGCAGATCAACCGCGACGGCGCCTCGAAGGACGGCGATCAGCGCCCACACATGGGCCACCTTGCCAATAGCGCCGACATCGAGCGCTGCGCCGACGTCATCTGCCTTTTGTATCGCGAGGCCTATTTCGCGCTTCGCAAGCCCGACCACGCCTGCAGCGACGAAGACTACGCCGCGCGGCGCTCGAACATGCTCGAAATCATCGTCGACAAAAGCCGCGACGGCCAACGCAAGACCGTGAAGGCCATCCTCGACGTGGCCACCGGCTATCTCGGCGAAAACGTCAGATCGGAGCCAAAGCGGGTATGAGCGAGCTTCCTGAACCCCTCACGCCGGCTGACTGCGATCTTCGCGGATTGCACTACATGCCGCTCTACGGCGACCGGCTCTTCGCGTCGGCGACGTGGATCGGCGCGAAGCCCGAGGCCAAGGTCGCGGCGCTTCGGCTGTGGTGGCATTCCTACTCACGCGAGGTGCCAGCGGCCTCGTTGCCAGACGACGACGCCTTGCTGGCCGAATACGCCGGCTACGGCGTGGCGGTGTCGGCGTGGCGGAAAATCCGCACCGCAGCGATGCGAGGCTGGGTCAAGTGCGCCGATGGGCGCTGGTATCATCCGGTCGTTGCTGAGGTCGTTTTAGAGGCCTGGGAGGCGCGAAAACGTAACCGCGAAAAGCAACGTCAGTGGCGAGAGAAAACCCGCGCGAAAGACGGTGACGTAACCGTTACGGAGACGGTTACAGAGACGGTTACGACACCGGGTACAAAACGGTTGCGTAACGCCGGAGAGGGAAAGGGAGAGGGATATATAACCCCTACCCCTTCGAAGCCGAACGAGGCAGCGCGCTTCCTCGGCGAAATTCGCAAGTCGATGTCCGCCACCGGCAACCAGCGAACCAAGCCGAAGGCGTGTGAGAAACTTCTGCCTGCGCTCATCGCTCAGCACGGCTTCGATCCGCTGCTTGCGGCAGCCAAGGCGTTCTACGGCTCGTCTGAGGCCCAAAAAGACGGCGGGCAGTTTCAGTGCGGCCTGCAAGTCGCTCTGGGCGACGGACGCATCGAGGCGTTGATCAAACCGGCCGCGCCGATCGATTGGCCGCTGCGGATGAAGGTTTGGCGCGAAAGCGCCGGCGAGGAATGGCCCGAACGCTGGGGGCCAAAACCAGGGCAACCGGGCTTTTCCGGCCCATCCGAAGACCTTTTCACGCAAGGATCTGCACCATGAACGTGGGCATGAACGCCGATTGGGCGCGGTTCAAGAAGCTCGGCATCGAGCGTTTAGGGCGCCCTGGATTCGCGGAGTGGCTGGATCACGCCGCCGAGGTGGTTCGAACCGAAGCGAAGCGTGAAGCCGCCAACGCGGCCCATTTGGCGAAGGATGGCGCGCATCTGCGAGCGGTTCCGCCGACAGGAGGTTTGTGATGCCGCACAATGACATTCTGAGGCCTGGCTATCCGAGCGATCAGCGCACCGCAGATCAGCGCACAGCCGCCGCCATCGACGCCGAAGCCGAAAAGCTTGCCTCCATGGCGCAGCGCCACGGCGTCAACGACGCCCGCTGGAACAAGCTCGCGCTCGCACTCCGAGGAGTGCGACAATTCACGAGGCCGCTGATGCATGACGACGATCGGAGGAAGTCGTGACCGAAGATCAACGCAAGAGCTGGAACTCGCTCGCGATCTCCATTGCCGTCGGAGCGGTGATTGGGGGCCTCATGAACATCGCAGGCAAGCTTGATCAAATTATCGAGCTGTTGCGATGAACCGCCGCGCCCTCCTCGCAGGCATCGCCGCCTCGGTGCTGCCGAAGCCAGCCAATGGTGGCCCGATCGGAGCCTGTAATCCCGGCCTTCTCGGCGAACGCGCCAATGATCTTGGCGCGTTGATCAACATTGGACCGCGAGTGCTCGAAGTTCGCAACATCAGCAACAAGCCGATCACGGTGTTGCTCTATAATCTGGAGGCATGACGCCGATGACCACCGACAACCCGCACGACCTTTTCGACCGCATCGACGCCTTCATCCCAATCTTGGAGGCCGAAGCGGAAAGCGCTGGCCGTCCGATCAATCGCGGCGTCGACATTGCCCTTTTCGCCCACGGCGAGCCGCTACGGCCATTCGCACTCAGCGCTGGACGGAATCAGGCCAACATCATCAGGCCAAGCCCATACGAAGCGGGCTGGATCGTGAAATGGCGCGGCATCCACGTTATCGAACGCTACGACCTGAAGAAGGATCGGATCACCCTGCACTACGGCTTCGTTCCGGCGGTGCACTTCTACGTCGGTGGCGGAACCGTTGGCGACATCGAGCCGATCACGACGGAACATGCGAAGCGCTGCAGGGCCATCGCCACCAAGGCTCTAGCGAAGCTGGTGACGACTTGAGCGCAGCTGTCGACCAACGCCTCGACGCCGCCGAGCTCGGCGCCATGATGGAGCGGCTGCACGACGCCTGCCTCACCATGGCCGTGCTCTCCGGTGATGGCCCCAAAGGCTTTCCGTCCGGCACGTCGATGAGCCGTTTGGGCTGGGCCGAGTTTCAGCGCGAATGGTGGGATGCCGGCAACGAAGCGTCGATGCTTTCGGCCGCCGACATCGCCCGCCGCTTGATTGCGCCGCCGAGCTTTTATCCGACGCCGAAGCAGGTCGATGACGCACTGCCGGCGCTTGAGCTGCTGAAAGGCTTGAACTGGCAACCCCGCCTGGTGCTGCGACTCCGCGCTCACCAGGAATGGTATGGCCGCCATGCCTATGCTGACGAAGAACTCGCCTTCTGGCGCGGCGGCTGGCGGATGATCGGCCAGTGCATCGGATCGAGCCATGAGAAGGCTCGGACGCTGCATTGGCAGTGCGTCAGGACGGCGTTCGAAGCATCGAAAACGCTGGCTGTGTGAGTAACCCGTCAAGCCAGAAAGCGACGTTTCCGGGGTCACCGCTCGCTCAAGTGAAAGGTTACACCCTGCCCGCACCGCTTCTGCCCTTGTGCAGCAAGGCTTAGAGCGCTCGCTGCTCACACCCTGAAGCGCGCTCTAACTACTCAGGTTTCGGCATCCAGAGGTTTGACAAAACCCTCGCGTTGGGTTTTTCAGCGCATCGCACACTGGCCGTGCCGCCGCTGAGACGGACCGAGCCACATGACTGACCCCGACAAGCGAGCCCGAGACAGGCGCTACAACGCTCGCCGCCCCTTCAGCCACAGCTGGTACAAGCAGCCCGAGTGGTGCCATCCGATCAGCGGCCGGCGCGCACTGCAGCTCAAGGCTGAGCCGAACTGCCGGATGTGCGCTAAGCGAGGCGTCATCACCCCGGCTCGTCACGTCGATCACGTCGATCGACACGGCGGCGACCCAGTGAAGTTCTGGCAAGGCGAGCTTCAGTCGCTCTGCGATCACGACCACAACTCGGTCAAGCAGTCGCTCGAACGCGGCAACCGCGCCGGCTGCGACGAGAGCGGAATGCCGACTGACCCGGCTCATCCATGGGGCACTTGCCTCGCCTGCCCCGGCCATCGCGCCGACTGAAGCGCAGCGTGAAGCCCGCTCCACCCGCGAAGCGCGCCCTTCGGATCGCTCAGCGCAAGGCTCGCCAGTCCACGCGCCGAAGCCACTCCTAGGGGGGGCTATCGCATCTCTGGGCCGCTCAGCGCTGGAACGGCGCGGCTGCTCAAACGCGAGCCGCCGCGAAATTCTGAGCCATGGGGGTTCTGAAAATTGGGACGCCACCGAAAATCGGCTGCGGTCCGTGAAATTGAAGGCAATCCGGGCAACCGCCCGATCCCGGAGGAGATGCCGGTGCGACGCGCTCCGCGTGGTTGGAAGGCGCCGGATCATCTTCACGGGCAAGCACGAGAAATTTGGGATTGGCTCGTCGATGAGCTGCAACCGATCGGCGTTCTCGCAACGGTCGATCGACTTCTGCTCGCTTCTCTCGCGACTGCATGGGGGCGCTACCTCGAAGCGGAATTGATGCTTCGACGCGAAGGCCGCGTGCTCACGACGACAAACAAAAACAGGGTTCCTAATCCGTGGCTGACGATCTCGCGGCAGGAACGGGAAGTGATGATTTCGCTCAGCGCCAGGTTCGGGCTGACGCCCTCGGATCGAGCGAAGGTGGGCGTGCCGGACACGCCGCCGGCGCAGCCGACGCAGGGCGAAGAGCCGAGCTCGCCGCCGGTTCAAGCGGGCGAGTTCACGGGCCTGATCGGGCGACAGACGAAACCGAACTGAGCCGCGCCGATCGCGTCATCGAGTTCATCGAGAAACTGAAGATCCCGTTCGGCAAGCATCGCGGCAAGCGGCTGATCTTGCGCGAATGGCAACGCGACATCATCCGGGCGATCTACGATCCGGTTTGGTTCGGGACGCAGCGCCGGAAAATCCGCCGCGCCCTGATCTCGATGGCGCGGAAAAACGGAAAGACCGCGCTCATCGCCGCCTTGGTGCTCGTGCACCTGGTTGGACCCGAAGCGACGTTCGGCCAGGAAATCTATTCCGCGGCCAACGACAAGGAGCAGGCGGCGATCGTGTATCGCCACGCCGCCGGCTACGTCGAAATGTCCGACGAATTGTCGGAACTGGTGAAGCCGATCCCGTCGCGGAAGCGGCTGATCTGCAAAATGTTCGGCAGCTTCTACGCCGCGCTCTCATCGGACGCGAAAACGAAGCACGGGCTGAACCCGGCCGTCTGGATTTACGACGAGCTTGGCCAAACAACGAAGGCCGATCTCTACGAAGCGCTCGACACATCGCAGGGCGCGCAAGACGAACCGCTCGGCATCGTGATCTCGACGCAAGCCGTCGATCCGAACTCGCTGATGTCGCAGCTGGTGGAAGACGGCCGCCAGCTCAACGCCGGCGTCGTCGAAGACGAGACACGCGTCGCGATCATCTACGAGGTGCCGCAAGACGCGGACCCGTGGCTCGAGGAAAACTGGAAGCTGGCGAACCCAGCGATCGGCGACTTCCTGTCGATCGAAGACATGCGCGCCGAGGCGGCGCAGGCCAAACGCCTGCCGTCACGCGCTGCATCGTTCCGAAATCTGCGCCTGAACCAACAGGTCAGCGGGCTCGCGAACATCATCGGTCGCGAAGACTGGGAAGCGTGCGGCGGCGTCATCGATCGCGCATCGCTGCGCGGCAAGAAATGCTACGGCGCGCTCGATCTCTCGAAGCGCTTCGACTTGACGGCGTTCGAACTCGTCTTCCCGCTCGAAGACGACACGCGCGCCGTGCTGAGCAATATCTGGACGCCGGAATGGGCGCTCGCTGAGCGCGCCCAAAAGGACAAAGCGCATTACCCGGTTTGGGTGGAGCAAGGTCACCTCATCGCGGTGCCTGGTCGCTCGATCGATTATCGCTACGTCGCGAAAGCAATCGCCGAAGCGCAGGCTGAATTCGATCTGCAGGCGATCGCGTATGACCGCTGGCGCATCGAGGATCTGAAGAACGCGCTCGACGACGAAGGCATCGCGCACTTCGTTGACGGTCGCGACGAAGACAACGGCGGCATCAAGCTGGTGCCGTTTGGCCAGGGCTTCAAAGACATGGGGCCCGCGGTCGATGCGCTCGAGGAAATCGCTGTGCAGCATTTGCTGCGCCACGGCGACAATCCGGTGCTGACGTGGGCGATCTCAAACGCGGTCGCGACGCTCGACCCTGCCGGCGCTCGAAAGCTCGACAAGTCGAAGGCCCGCAGCCGCATCGACCCCGCGGTCGCGCTGGTGATGGCGAATAGCTTGGCGTCACGCGCAACGGAGCGCGCGGCGCCCGGCTCGATCTGGGACGACATCGCAAAGCAAGACGCTGAGGAGGCTGCGAAAGCGGCGAACGGATAACTTTATGCCGAACCCGCTCCAAAACATCGCGCGCTTCCTCAACGAAGCGCTGCCGGATTGGGTGAAGCGGATGAACCCGGCGCGGGGCTTCCGCACCTACCCTCTCGGCGCAATGCGCGTCGGGCTGAATGCGCCCGAAGATGCGCTGAAGATCGCGACGGTATTTCGCTGCGTCGCGCTGATTTCGGAAACCACGGCTTCGCTGCCGTGGAACGTTTACAAGCGCAAACCGAATGGCGACGGCATCCGCCAGGCGAACAGCCCGGTTGAATGGCTGCTGCATCATCGCGCAAGTGATGAGCAGACCGCGTTCAACTTCCGTCGCGCCATGGTGACGAACCGCCTCCTCTGGGGGAATGGTTACGCTGAAATCCAGCGGGACGGCGCCAACCGGCCTTATGCGCTGCACTTGCTGCACCCGAGTCGCGTCACACCGGGCCGAAACGCTCAAGGCGCCGTAGTTTATCGCGTGCTGCAGGCGGATGGTGGTCACACCTACCTCGGCGCTGCTGACGTCTATCACTTGCGCGGAATCGGCGACGATCTCTGCGGAATGAGCGTGCTCGAGCACGCCGCTTCGACGCTCGGCATCAGCATGTCGTTCGATCGGAGCTTGCAGGCGTTCTTCTTTAACGGCTTCCGGCCGATGGGCTTCCTCAAGACGAAGGGGCGGCTTTCAACGGAAGGCCTCGCAGCGCTCGAAAAGCGCATCGACGAATCCAGCGGTCTCGCCGGCCGGTGGAAGGCGGTGCCGCTCGATCAAGACATGGACTTCGAGCCGCTTACGGTTTCACCGGAAGACGCCCAGCTCGTCGATCTCAGGAAGTTGAGCAACATCGACATCTGCCGCCTCTTCGGCGTGCCGCCGCACATGGCGTACGATCTCGATCGAGCGACGTTCTCGAACATCGAAGCACAGGGCCGCGACTTCCTGACGTACGGCTTGCTGCCGCACATCGTGCAGATGGAGCAAGAGGCCGATTGGAAGCTGCTCAGCGGCAACCACAGCGGCCTCTATTCGAAGATCAACGTCAACGCGATCGTGCGCGCTGACATGCAGGTGCGTTACGCCGCGTATCAGATCGCACTCAACAGCGGCGGCATGAACATCAACGAGTTCCGCGCGCTCGAGGAGCTGCCAAACATCGGCCCCGAGGGCGACGTCTACGTTCGCCAAGTTCAGTACCAGCCGATCGGCACCGAGCTCAGGCCGGAGCCGGTCAAGCCAGCGCCTGGCGCTCCGCCGCCGGCGGATGATCCGAACGCGCCGCCGCCGGCCAAGCAGTAACGGAGAGCCACCTTGTTTCGCATCATGGCGAAGTCGGCAAAGAGCGCCGAGATCTTGATCTATGGCGACATCGGTCCTGTTTTCTGGGGCGATGAGGTCTCCGCAGCCGACTTTGCCAACACGCTGCGCGAGGTCGGTGACGTTTCCGAGCTCAACGTCCGCATCAACAGCCTCGGCGGTCACGTTTTCGATGGCGTCGCCATCTACCAGCAGCTCAACGTGCACCCGGCAAAGATCAACGTGCGCATCGACGGCATCGCTGCCTCGATCGCATCGGTCATCGCCATGGCGGGCGATCACATCGAGATTGCCGAAGCCGGCATGATGATGATCCACGACGCCGCGACGATGGTTGGCGGCAACGCCGAGGAAATGCGGCGCGTCGCCAATCTGCTCGACAAAACGAGCGGCCAAATCGCCGACGTCTACGCCGCCAAGTCCGGAAAAACCGCGACGGAAATTCGCGACGCGATGCGCGCCGAAACTTGGCTCACGGGCAAAGAGGCCAAAGACTTCGGCCTCGTCGATGCCGTAATCGAGAACAAGCAAGCCGTCGACAACATCGCGGCGCTGAAGATGGACGCAAAGCGCTACAACTTCACGAACCCGCCGGAGCGCTTGGTCGCGCGCAACACGATTGCGCACCTCGTCGCTCAACAGAACGTCGCGATCACGCTGAGCCGCCTCGCAGCTAGCGGCAAGCGCTAACACGGAATCCCTGCGCCCGGGGTGATGGGCAATTGCTCAAAATCGGAGAAGACTATGAACCTGATCAAATCGGGTGTGCGGGCGCACGTCTGCCTTTCGGCCCTGACTGCGACCCTCGCAATCGCCGCGGCCGATGGCATCCACCTCACTAACGACGCCGAGGATGATGTCTCGACGCTGAACGACAGCACCATCAACGGCTACCTCGAGCGCCAAGCGAACCTCGCAGCGGACAGCTCCGCAATTCTCGCCAAGCTCGACGAAGAAAAGCGCGAGCCGACCACTGAGGAAGCTCAGTCGGTGAAAGAGAACACCGCCGAGATCAACCGCCTGCAGGGCTTGATCAACATGCGCGCCGATGCGCTCCGCATCAGCGCCTCGCTTGCGGCGCCGAAGCCGCGCGCGACGACGCCAACGGCTGCGGCGCAACCGCAAGACAACAATGGCGGCGGCGCACCCCGCCCCGCCTTCAGCGCGGCGCGCGACAGCGGCGCTCGCAGCGCGCAGGGGCAACACGCCCGCACGCAGGGCTTCGGTCACTTCGGCGAATTCTCGCGCGCCGTGCTCAACGCTGAGCTTGGCCGCGGCGATCTCGACGTGCGCCTGCGCAACGCCTCGGTGTCCGTATCGGGCAATGAGGGTTCGGGCGCTGATGGCGGCTTCCTGGTTCCGCCGGAATATCGCGACCGCATCCTCGCGCATGTGTTCGACGAATCCGATTTGCTTGGTCGCACTGACCAACAGATCACCTCGCGTAACTCGATCAGCTTCCCGGTCGATGAAAACACCCCGTGGGGCACCTCCGGTGTGCGCGGCTACTGGGTTGGCGAAGGCAATGCACCGTCGCAATCGAAGCACAGCTTCCGCGAACGCACGCTGAAGACGAACAAGCTGGCCGCGCTCTGCCCGGTCACCGACGAACTGCTCGAAGATGCGCCGAGCCTCGGCAATTACATGGAAAGCGCCGTCGGCCGCGTCTTCAGCTACATCATCGGCAACTCGATCATCGACGGCTCCGGCGCCGGTCAGCCGCTGGGCTTCCTGCGCTCGCCGGCGCTGGTGACGGTTGCGGCTGAAGGCGGTCAAACCGCTGACACCGTGAACGCCGCCAACGTCACCAACATGTGGGCCCGCATGCCGGCCACGAACCGCATGTCGGCGATCTGGTTGGTGAACCCGGATGTCGAAGCTCAGCTGATCCGCCTCACGCTGGGCGGTTCCTCTGTCGCTTTCCCGGTTTACATGCCGCCGAACGGCCTCTCGCAGTCGCCCTTCGCGACTCTGCTCGGCCGTCCGGTTGTGCCGCACATGGCGTGTAAGGCGATCGGCGACGTCGGCGACATCTGCTACGTCGACCTGAAGCAATACGTCACCGCAGTGAAGACCGGCGGCATCAAGACTGACGTCTCCATGCACCTGTTCTTCGACCAAGGCGTCTCCGCCTTCCGCTTCGTGATGCGCATCGATGGTCGCCCGTGGCCGTCGCAGGCGATCACGCCGCCGAACGGCTCGAGCACGCTGTCGCCGTTCCTCGCCCTCGCCGCTCGCTAATAGCGGCGCTCACTAACCCCTGATCTCGAAAGCGGGCGCCCCAGCGGCGCCCGCTTTCGTTTGGCAGTCCAGCTGGAGTTCTCATCACATGCGCAACGCACTTTTCGCGGAACGCTTCAACATCGTCACGGGCGTTCCGGCTGACAGCCAGGGCGCCGGTGGCTTGGCCGTTCCGGCCATCAACATGAAAGACGTCGCCCGCGCGACGCTGGTCTTCATCAAAAACACCGGCGTCGCCGGCGATGATCCGACGATCACTTTCACGCAAGGCGACGGCATTTCGTCCGGCGCCCTGACGAACGGCAAAGCTCTCACCGCCGTTGCGCGAGCGGACACGAAGCGCCACGCCTCGGCGATCCCGACGACGTGGACGAAGGAAACGCAGGCGGCAGCTGCGACCTTCACCAGCCTCACGCTCGCCGAAGAGAAGGGCGTGATCGCGATCGACATCACCCCGGACATGCTGGACGTCGCTAACGACTTCTACGCAATCCGCGCCGCAGTCGCCGACACCGGCGCGGCTGGTGCGCAGCTCGGCGTGCTGTTTTGGATCATCGAGCCGAAGTCGATGCCGCCGCTCAGCGTTGAAGCCGACGCCTCGAACTAACGCTTAGGCGGGAGCAAACCACCGTGAAGAAAATCAAGTTCGTCGAGCGCGCGGTCTTCCAGCAATTCGGCCCAGACCATCCGGATAACCCGGTGTTCGAAGCCGAGTCCGAGCACACGCTTCGCAACGATCAAGCCGATCGATGGCTGAAGCGTGAGAAGGCGGTGCTGGTTGAGGATCTCGGGCCCGACGAGCTTGAAACGGCCGACGCCGAGCAAGTCGCAGTCATCGAGCAAGCGATCGAAGTCCGCGACGGCGCCCAGTTCGAAAGCCTCGCCGCAATGCTCGCCAGGAGCCGCAACGAGCTGAACGACGCGGTCAACATCGGCGCAAACCTCACCTAAACGCTGATGCGCCTGGTGCCTCGCATTGTTACGCCGGCGGCGGATGCCGCTTGGCCGATCGATTTAGCGATGGCGAAGAAGCTCTGCGTCATCGAAGACACCAGCGAATTCGACGCCGAGCTCGGCCTCTTCCTGGCCACGGCGAACCAATATCTGCAGCCGCCGTTCGGCATCCTGCGCCTCTCGATCGCTGAACAGACGCTCTGTCTCGATCTACCCTGCTGGCCCGCTTGCTCGATCGAGCTGCCGGCGGGCCCGGTGCGGTCGATCGCGCATGTGAAGTTTTTCAACGAGTCCAACGTCGAGCAGACGCTCGACGGCTCAAACTACTTTCTCGACAACAACGAGCTGATCTGGGCGGACACCTTCAGCGCGCCGGCGCACTACACGCGCCCAAGCGCGGTGCGGATCACGTACGTCACCGGCTACGCGGCCGACGCCGCCGACTATCCGGCCATTGTGAAGACGGCGATCGGCATGATGGTGAAGCACTGGTTCGACAATCGCGAAGCCGTGGCTGTCGTCGGTTCGCTAAACATGATGCCGCTTGGGGTCGATGATCTCATTACGAACTATCGGGTGCGCTGATGAAGGTTCGCTTCATCGCTGAGTTCAGCTGGCGCCCGGCTGGCGACAAACGCAATTACGTTATCGTGTATCGCCCCGACCGTGGTCTCGATGGGCGCGGTCTTTACACCGTCAAGCGAGAGTGCGGCGCCGATGCGATTGCTGCTGGCAAAGCTGTTGCAGTGGCTGAGGAGCCTGTCGTTGATGCCCCGCCCGCAGCGCCTGCCGAATCTGAATGACCGCGTGCTGGTCGAGCGCCGGCGCGATCTTATGGACGATAATCCTGACGCCGCCTGGGATGATGGCGAGGCGCTCAGCTTCGATGAGGGCGACGTCGTCGAGTTCGATGAAACACAGCTCGGAGACGGCGCCGGAAACTTCGAAGGCGACTGGGTGGGCATCGGGCCCGCTGTGCTTCGCTGCGAGATCACGGAGCTGATGCAGGGCAGCGGCGAAGAAGCAATTGCCGCAAAGCTGCGCGGCGTCGAGCGCTGCACTGTTGCGGTGCGCGTCTCGAATTTTACACGCCAGATCACGACGGACGATCGCTTCCGGATCCCGGGCACGAACCGCGTGCTCAATATCCGGCATGCCCCGCCCCCGGGACGATCGAACTTCATAACGTTCACCTGCGAAGCGGGCGTCACGACGTAATCAGATGCCAAACTACGCACGGATCGTTGGGCGCGAGCGCATGAAGCGCCGCTTCCGCAAGCTGCCTGTGCTAGCGAAGGAAGAAGCGACGAAGGGCTTCGGCAAAGGCGCCGATGAAGTCGTCGCGATGATGAAGCGGGTGGCGCCGCGCGACGACGGCGACTTGATCCGGTCAATCCACTGGATGTGGTCGCGGGTTCGTCGATCGAGCGGGCTGATCGCGCTGCGCATCCGCGCCTGGAGTCCGAAGGTTCGTTATTCGCACCTGGTTGAGTTCGGCACGGCCCCGCACAAGCAGGGCGGCAAGTTCAAGGGTGCGCAACACCCCGGCACCAGGCCGCAGCCGTTTTTCTATCCGAGTTGGCGAGCGCTGAAGAAGCGCTTCCTGAACCTGCAGCGCGGCGGCTTCCGTCGCGCCCTGCGTATGTCGAAGAATTCTTGATCGTGGAGTGAAGTCAGATGCCGAGCACGTTGAAGACGAACTTGAGTGCTTCGATCAAGATCGTTCAATCGGCCTCGCCGGATGGCGGCAGCGCCCGCGTAGAGCAAACCGTCGAGAAGATCGTCGAGCTGCTGAGCGGCACCACGAACGACAAAGCGGACCTCGCCTTTGTGGACACCCGCACGCTGACCAGCGGCTCGGCCGAAGACATCGACCTGGCCGGCGCGTTGGCGAACGCCTTGGGCGAGACGCTCACGATGGCGGAAGTCGTCGCCATTCTGATCGTCGCATCCGCATCCAACACTACCAATCTCACCATTGGCGGCAGCGCCAACGGCGGCGAAGCGCAGCTGTTCTTCGGAGCCGCCGGTGACAAGGCGGTTGTGAAGCCCGGTGGCCTGCTCATGGCGTATGCGCCGGCTGGCTGGGCGATCACTGCCGGCAGCGGTGACGATCTTGGCGTCGCCAACGGCTCTGGTGCATCGGCGACCTACGATCTCATCGCGATCGGCCGCTCAGCGTAAGTGACGTGAGCGACGGCCCCGACGAGGCGCTGCAGGTAGCCGTATTTAGCGCGCTCAGTTCGAACGCGGCGGTGCTTGCAGCGCTCGGTGGGGCAGATGCGGCGCGGCGCATCTATGATGACCCGCCGTCGAAGTACGTGCTGCCGTACATCACGCTCGGCGAGATCGAGATCAACGACGACACGAATTGCGGCCCCGCCTGGGAAGCGTTCGTGACGACGCATGTCTGGTCCGAGAAGGTCGGCATGGCTGAGGTTAAGCGCATCGGGGCCGCGGTTGGCGCCGCTCTCGATGTGCAGCTCACGATCGCCGGCTTCATCTGCACCGACTGGCAGTTCCGGAATCGCCGCTACTTCCGCGAGCCCGATAGCCTGACGAAGCACGGAGTCGTGCTTCATCGTTACCTGATCGATCGCATCGAAAGTTAATCGCCCGAACCCTCGGGCCTCTTCCGCCGCTCCGAGCCTCACCGCTCGGGGCGGCTTTTGCGTTTCAAGGAGATCAACGCAATGGCTCAGGCCACAACGGTTCGCGGCTCGCAGCTGCTCATCAAGGTCGGCGACGGCGGCGATCCTGAAGTGTTCGCGCACGATTGCTCGATCAACGCGGAACGCGGCCTCGCCTTCGCGGCGGAAACCCGCAACAACAACGTGCCGGATTGCGACGATCCGGAAGCCGTTGTTTGGCAGGGCACCGAGAAGGCCTCGAAGGGCGCGACGATCACTGGTTCAGGCACGCTCGACGCCGAAAGCCAAGACCTTTTCTTCGACTGGTTCGAAAGCGAAGCCACGAAGAACGTGAAGGTGGTCACCAACATCAGCGGCGCCACCGGCGGCCGCATCTACACCGGCGCCTTCCACCTCACGCAGTTCGAACTCACCGGCAACCTCGGTGAAAAGGTGCAGTGCCGGATCACGCTCGTCAGCGACGGCGCCGTGACCAAGACGAACAACGCCTAATCGTCATGACGGCGGCGCGCAGTGGCAAGATTGAGCTCGAATGGGCGGACATGCAGGGCGCCGGCAGCGGCGGCAAGCATGTCTTCCGCCTGCCGATCGCTCAGCTCGAGGAGCTGCAAGAGCGCTGCGATGCGGGGCCGCAGCAGATCCTGCGCCGCCTGATCGATGGTTCCTGGCGCGTCAAGGATGTGACGGAAACGATCCGCCTTGCGCTGATCGGTGGCGGCATGCCTCCGGTCGATGCGGCGAAGCTCGTCATGCACTACGTCAGCGACGGCGCGCTCGGCGACAACGTCTTCGTTGCTCAGGCAGCGATCATGGCGGCCATCACCTCGCCGGATGACGAGAAGCTAAAAAAAAAGCGCAGAGCGAAGCCAGCGACTCCGCAGCCGACGACGGCCGAGACCTCATCGCCTTCGGACCCATCTACCAGTTCGGCGCCGCACTAGGATTCACACCGCAGCAAGTCGGCCAGATGAGCCTCTGGCAGCTCAAAGCCTGCGAGCAGGAAGACCCGAACGCCGGGCCTGAAGCGCCCTCGCCTGAAGATCACGATCTGCTCAAAGAACGGTTCGCGCACATTCACTGATGGCCACGGATCAAGAGCGGCTTCTGCTTCTGCTCGAAGCGAACACCCGCAACTTTGAGCGCGCCCTCGAACAGAGCGAGCGCCAGGCCGAACGCCGCTTCGCCGCGATCGAGAAGCGCGCGAACCAGATGGTGCAGAAGACCCAGCGCGACTGGGATAACTTCGCCAACCAAGCCCGCACTGCCCTTGCGACACTGGGCGTCGGCTTTATTGCCCGCGACGTTGTCTCGCTGGCTGATACGTGGACAACCGTCGGCAACCGCATCGCGTTTGCTGGCGTCGCCGCTGAAAACCTCGCCGCGACGCAGCAAGCCGTCGCCGACATTGCGAGCCGGACGCGCTCCGATCTCGACGCCACCGCGGACCTGTTCTCGCGGATGTATCGATCGAGCGAGGATCTCGGCGCATCCCAAGAGCGCGTCCTGCGCGTCACCGAACTTGTCTCCAAGGCGCTGGCCGGTGCAGCGCAATCCGAACGTCAAGGCGCGATCCGCCAACTCGGCCAAGGCCTCGGCGCCGGCCGCCTCCAGGGCGACGAACTCCGCTCGATCCTGGAAAACTCGCGCCCGATCGCGGAAGCCATCGCGCGCGAATTCGACACGACCGTCGGCAATCTCCGCGAGCTCGGCAAGCAAGGCGTGCTGGAAAGCCGCCGCGTCTTCGAAGCGATCGAGCGCGCCGGCGAAGACATCGACGCCGCTTTCGCGCGCACGACGTTCACCGTTGCGGATTCCTTTGTGCGGCTGCGCACTGAAGCAGCGCGCTTCGTCGGCACCAACGAAACGACGTCCGCATCAGTGCGCGGACTCACCGCCCTGATCGACGGCGTCGCCAACAATTTCGATCTACTGGCTGACGCCGTTGTCATCGCTGCGACGGTCATCGGCGGCAGCTTTGCTGGCACCGCGGTTGCCCGCGCCGTGCTGGCGCTCAACGCCATGGTTGTCGGGCTGACGACGGCGACGACACGCGCTGCGACGTTGCAAAAGGCGCTGGCCTTCTTCGGCGGCCCGCTTGGCATCGCACTAACCGTCGCCGGCGGCGCGATGGCGTACCTGGCGACGCAGACCGATCTCTTCGCGTCGAACTCGGAGCGCATCCAGCGCGCCGAAGACAGCCTCTATTCCGCACTTCAGGTCATCACCAACCTTGAGGTTGCGACCGAAGGCGCTGCGGATGGCGCCGGGGCCGTAGCCGATGAGGCGAACCGCGCCGCCCGCGAACTTGATGAAATGACCGGCGCGTCGCAGCAGGCTGCAGGCGCCGCCGCCGATCTCGAAAGCGCCGCAAGCGATCTCGCTGTTGCTGAACGTGAGCGCGCCATCGCCACGATCGAGACGGCGATCGCTGATCGAGAAGCGATGGTCGCCGCTGAACAGCGCGCCGTTGCGGTTCGACGCCTTGCGAACTCGATCGTTGGCGTCACTGACCCCGAAATCGCTGACCGCACGCGCGAGCTCAACACGGCTGCGATCGCCGAAAGTGAACGCACGATCGGCCAGCTCGAGGAGCGCATCAGCAGCCTGACGCGGGTTCGGGAGCGCTTGGAGCGCGGGGAACTGCGCGTCGCGCGGGCGCCGACGACTGACAACGGAAACGGCAACGGAAACGGCGACGATCCGAGCAGCCGCGCTGCACGCCGCAACATCGCTGACCTCGAACGTCAAGCCGATCTGCGCTTGGCGCAGCTGCGTCACCAGGAAGACATCGTTCGCGAAATCGAAGACGCGACCGAAGCCGAGAAGCGCACGCAGCAATATGTCGAAGCGGGCCTCGCGCTCGCCGACGCCCGCGTCAAAGCCGAAGGCGAAGTCCGCGCCGAACGTGAAGCGATGAATGCGGAGGCGCGCCGCAGCCTCGAAATCAGCCAACAGCAAGACGCCATCGATCTGGCGCGCATCCAGAACAATATCGGGCTTGCCGACGCGATGTCGGATCAGCTCGAGATCGCGAACCGCACTCGCGACCTCGTCGATCAGATGGCGATGTCGGAAGCCGACGCCGCGCGCGAAGCCCGCGCCTATGTCGAAGCCCGCCGCGCCGCGATCAATCTGGAGCGCGAGCACGAGCTCGGCATCCGCACGCTGGAAACGCAAGCGGAGGCCGCACGTCTCCGCGGCGACAGTCGTGCCGAACAAGCGATCGAGCGCCGCCTCGAACTGGAATCGCGCATCGCTGAGCTCCGCCGCTTCGGGCTGAGCGAAGAAGCCGCGGTTGAGCGCGCGCAAGCCGAACTCGACGTGCTCGAGCAAGCTGATCTACGCGGCAAGTTCCGCGATTGGTTCAGCGGCGGCGTCCGCGCCGCGCTTGAGGGCGACGGTGAATTCTTCGAGAATTGGATCAGGGATCGCGCGGCTGCTGGCCTCGAAAACGCGCTCGACCAAGTCGCTGATATTCTGTTCGACAGCTTCCAGGGCGTGCTGACCAACGTCATGCAGTCCGGCCAGGACGGCATCGGCCAAGCCATCGCTGCGGTGTTCACCGGCGGCGCGACCGGCGGGCTGAATCGTCTCGGCGAGGAATCAGAAAAGGCTGGGGAAGCTCTGGGTTCAGTGCTCGCCGCTGCGGCTGCAAACGCCGCAAGCAACGTGCTGCTGACCGGCACGGCGGCGGCGGCCTCCGCGGCTCAGGAAACGGCGGCGGGCGCAACGAAGCGCGCAGCGGCCAGCCTCGAAATCAAATCGATGCTGACGCTAACTGGCGCAGCCAACGCGGCGGCGGCCGCCCTTTCAAGTCTCGCCGCTGCTGGCGGCGTCGGTGGTAGCCTTGGCGGCGGCATCGTCGGCTCGATCCTGAACGGCTTCCTTGGCGGCTTCAGCGGCGGCAGCAGCGCCAGCGGTCTCCTGAACGGCTTCCTAGGCGGCTTCCGCGCTGGCGGCGGGCCGATGCAAGCCGGCATGGGCTACATCGTCGGTGAGCGCGGGCGCGAGCTCGTGGTGCCTCAGGTGCCGAGCTTCGTCATTCCGAACCACATGCTCGGCGGCGCCAACGTGACGCTCGTCGAACGCAACATTTACAACGTAACCGGCGCCTCGACTGCGGAAGTGCAGCAGATCAAGCAGGAGCTGCGAACTGATCAGGCGGCGCGGCGTGAAACCACGATCTCGATCATTCGCGATGCGATTAGCCGCCGGCAACTGACAGGATGAGCGTCTCCTACCCGCTCGCGCTGCCGAGCTGCAACATCGAGAGCTTGTCATTCGAGCTTGAGCGCCAGGAAGCCATCGCGCCGGAGCAAGGCGGGCGCCTTGTTTCCGTTGAACTTGGGCCGGCGCTATGGGGTGGAAAATTTGGCGCGCGCCCGCGCAATGAGCGTGATTTCGACTTGTGGCGCGGCTTCATTGCGAGCCTGCGCGGCTCTTCGAAACTGTTCTATGGGCGCGACACAAGGCGGAAATGGCCGCGCGCTTATCGTGGCGTCGGCTTCGCGGGCCTAGACCGCGCCGGCGGCGGCGCCTTCGATGGTTTTGCGTCGTCATTCACATTGAATGGCGCGCGCGACGAGATCGATCTAACCGGCTTGCCAGCTGGCTTCGTTTTGGCGATCGGAGACTATCTCGACTTCCGCTGGGATACGTCGAAGCGTTCGTTGCATCGCATCGTCACCGATCTCAATGCGGATGGGTCCGGCGAAGGTACGTGGTCTCTTGAGCCGCGCGTCGAGACGGTCGTTCCCGACGATGCCGTTGTGAACTTCACGGCGCCTTGCTGCACGATGATCATGATGCCGGGTAGCGCCGAGGTACTCGTCGAGAACAGCAACGAGCGTCGCGTCTCCTTCGACGCGAAGCAACACCTCGAAGAGTAAGCCGACATGAAAACCCTGCCAGAGGAGGCCGTCGAGGCTTTGGCTGGCCGCGCGCCGATTCTCGCCGGGGCCGCACGTTTCACGTTCGATGACACCTATCGGCTTTGGTCTGGCTTTGGCGACATCGAGATCGATGGCCAGACCTTCAAAGGAATCGGCGCAAACGCCCTGATCGTACCGACTGGCAGTCAAACCGGCGGCAGCGCCGAAGGCGTCAGGCTGACGCTCTCTGCGCTTGATCCCGATGTCGCACAATCGATCGAAGATGAATCGTACCACCAGAAGCCGGTGACGATCTGGCGGCTGATCTTCTCCCCTGATCACGTGCTGCTCGGCGCTGCGGTCTATCTTCGCGGGCGCGTCGACACCGTCACGATCATGGAGCAAGTCGGCGGCGACAGCGCGATTGAACTCGATATCGAAGGACCGCGGCGCGACATGAGCCGTCGCGGCTCACGCCTTCGCAGCAACACCGATCAGCGTGTGCTCGGCGGCAGCGGCGACGCTGCGTTCAAGCACATCACATACGCTGGGCGAAAGACGCTCGTCTGGGGGCAAAAGCCGGTGAACGCTGGACAGGCGCTCAACGCGCAGCCCGGCGCCGTCGCTTTGCGCTTTCTGCGTATTCTGTTCTGAGGGCATGCCACCAATGCAGCGCTTCGCGAATTGGCCAGAGCTTCTGGTCGAGTACATCGATGCGCGCGAAAAGCAGCCGTTTCAGTGGGGCAAAGGCAAGCAGGATTGCTGCAGCTTCGCGAGCGGTGGCGTTTTTGCCATGACCGGCGCCGATCTGATGGCGGATTTGCCGGACTATTCGACCTCAGATGAGGCCGACGAAATTCTGCGCACGCCGCTCGAAGAATTACTCGATGCGCGCATGCCGCGTTGTTCGATCGGCCTGGCGCAGCGCGGCGATATCGCGCTTGCCGAGCTGAATGGCCTCGACACCGTGGTCATTGTCGAGGGCGATATGCTTGTCGGCCCCGGCAAGCGACGGCTTCAGCGCATCCCGCGCTATCTTATGACATCCGCCTGGACGGTCTGAGGTGCCGCAAATTGTTGTGGCGGCAGTTGCTGCCGTCGCTGGATTCGTCGCGAACACGTTCGCGGCGATCGGCTTGGTTTCCTTCGGAGCGTTCGCTGGGAATCTGATCCTGGCGATTGGACCCGCGCTGCTCAATATCGGCGCGTCGCTGCTGATCGGAAAAATCTTTGCGCCTAAGCGCCCGCCGGCGGCTGAGCGTCAAGCGCAGGTACTCGAACTCAGTCTGGGCGAGACCGCGCGCGAGGCCGTCTTCGGGCGCGCCGCCACCGGCGGCTCGCTCAACAATGCGTGGAACGACGGCGGCCAGAACGAATACGAAAGCGTCGTCATCGTGCTCGCTGATCACGAGTGCGACGCGGTCGAAGGCTACTACATCGAGGACACCTATTACGCGCTGACCGATCAGGGCGCGCAATTGCATGCCGACCTCCAAGACGGCGGGCCGGTGCTCTGGGTTGAAACGCGTCTCGGCGCGCCGGGGCAAACCGTTGCCTCGATCATTTCAACGCAAGGCGTCGCTGCCGGTGAATGGACGTCGGGTGAGGCGGCGGCGAGTTTCAAGGGCCTCTGCTACGCTGTCGTTCGCTACAAGATTTCCGACAAGGTTTGGAAAAGTGGCCGGCCGCGCTTCCGTTGGCTGGTGCGCGGCCTGAAATGCTACGACCCGCGCAAGGATAGCACCGTTCCAGGCGGCTCCGGTACACACCGCTGGGGCGAGCCTGAAACGTATGAGTGGTCACGCAACGCGCGTGTCTGCCACTACAATTACATTCGCGGTGTCTGGAATTACGCCAGCGATCCGCCGCAGCTCGTTGTCGGCCCCGGCCGCACCGAAGAAGAGGCGCCGCCGGCTGAAGCCATCGCCGGCATGAACCTCTGCGATGAGGCCGTCACGCTGAAGGCTGGCGGGACGGAACCACGCTACATCGTTGCCGCTGTTGTGCGCGCCGATGAGCCGTGGATCCAGGTCGAAGACGAATTTGCCGCCGCGATGGGCGGCGAGTTGGTCGAACGCTCTGGAACGATCGGCGTCGATGCTGGCGCCGCGAAAACATCGAGCTTCGACTTCACCGATGCTGATTTGATCAGCGGGCGCGCCCTCACCTTCAAGGGCAAGGTGACGCGCAACGAACTGATCAATTCGGTTGTCGCGCGCTACATCGAACCGACGCAGCTCTGGGAAATCGCGACGGCCCCGATCCGCCGTTCGCTCGAAGACATAGCCGAAGACGGCGAAATTCGCGAAGCCACGCTTGAGCTCGGCTTCGTTCCGAGCGGCACGCAGGCGCAGCGCTGCGCCGAGATCGTGCGCCGCAAAGGGCGCAAGCAGATGACCGCGGCTGTGGCGCTCGGTCCGAAATACATGACGGTCGAACAAGGCGACTGGGGCACGTGGACGTCGCAGCGCCGCTTCAATGGCGACAGCCGCGTCATGGAGGTGCTCGGCGCGCTGCAGGATGCTCAGGGCACTACCCTGCTGGGCCTGAAACACATCGGCTCTGATTGTTACAGCTGGGTTCCAGCGACAGACGAACTCGACGCCGACAACCCGGCCTATCTCGCGCCTGGCGCTCTGTCCGACGCCGAACTCGAAGACGTCGCCGTTGAGCCGACGACGCGCACCGATGGCTCGCAACAGATCCCGGCGATTAGGGTCACCTGGACGGCGCCGACGGACGCCTCGATCAAATCGGTGCTGATCCAGTGGCGCCAGCAAGGCGCGTCGCTGATCAGCTCGAACACGACGGCTGATGTCGCCGCCGGCGAATACGTCATCGATGCAGGCCTGATCGGCCTTGCGACTTACGAAGTGCGGGTGACGCCGCTGACGACGCCGCAACGCGGCGAAATCTCGTCGTCATGGCTTGAGGTCACGGTCCCGGAAGCGAGCGGGAATCAATCGCTCAACTTCACGCCGGTGCTCTCGTCGAACATGCTGGTGTTCGGCCGCAGCCTGCGGAAGGTCGCAGGCGAGCTGCAGCCGCTCGAATGGGATGACGGCGCCGACATCGAATGGGATGACGCCACCGCGCTCGAATGGGAATTGCTCGGCTGGGATGGCCACGCCTTCTCGGCTGAATCCTATGTCGGCGGCGCAAGCGCCCTCGGCATCGTCGTCGACACCGACAAGGCGCTGATGTTTGGCTTGTCGGCTGATCCGTCCGCCGATGATCACTACGACGGCATCACGTTTGCGTGGCGCGTCAGTGAAGACGGCAAGCTCTCGGTTTGGGAAGAAGGCGAGCTCGTCTGGGATAATGACGGCGTTCCGGAAGACGCCGAAGCCAACGATGTTTTGAGCGTCATCTATGACGGCGCCCACACCCGCTATTATGTGAGCGGCGTCTTGAAGCATGAGAGCGAGGCCGCAGCCGGGCTCAGGCTCTACTTCGATACGTCGTTCTACAGCGACGGCGCGCGCCTCGATGGCGTCAGCTTCGCTTCTGCTGCGGCGGCAGGCTCGACGCAGGAAACCCGCTACAAGCGCAGCGTGGCGCCGCCGGCGACGCCCACCGATGTTGATCCGGCGGGCTGGTCGATCGCTGTGCCGAGCGGCAACGAGGCTTTGTGGTCGACGACGTCAACGAAGACGCTGTCCGGCGCCTTGGTGTCGGGCTGGTCGACACCGGCCCTGATGACGACGCCGAACTGGCGCGGCACCTATAACGACGCCACGACGTATTATCGCGAAGACGCCGTCACCTACACCGGCGGCTCCTATCGCTGCATCGTTGAAAGCGTCGTAGGCCGCGCGCCAAGCGGCACCGGGCAGGATAACCCATTCTGGGCGCTGATTAGCGCATCAGGCGGCACGACGCCGCCGGAGACGCCGCCAGCGGAGTTCACGGCGACGATCGAGCTTGCGACCTCAACCGAGGGCGCAAACCTCTACGACCTCGCCGTTGCCGAGGGCTACACCGGACACGGCGACGCAACGATAGCGTTCGTCGTTCCAGATGGCGTCTCGATTACTGGCCTCGCTGGCTCACCCGATGGCGGCCACGCGATCACGACGGGCGTCTGGCCAGTCGGCTACACGTTCGCCCTCTCGATCGAGTTCGAGGGCAGTAGCTTCACGCGTGGCGGCGGCGGCAAAGGCGGCAAAGGCGGCGACTGCAATCCGGGCGCCCAAGTCGGCGATGCCGGCGGCAAGGGCGGCGACGCTCTGCAGTGCCTGGTTCCGATCGATGTGATCATCCGCAGCGGCGCACGTCTGCAAGGCGGCGGCGGCGGCGGTGGCGGCGGCGACGGTCGGCAGATTCAAACCGGCATCTTCTCGGTTTCGCGCATCGGCGGCGGCGGCGGCGGCGGCGGTCAACCCAATGGCCCTGGCGGCGTGCAAGGCTACGGCTCGACGACAAGCAACACGCCTGGCTCAGCGGCGACGACATCAAGCGCAGGCAGCGGCGGAACCGGCTCGGGCTACGCAGGCCGCAACGGCGGCGCCTACGGGGCCGATGGGGCCGCGGCCAGCAGCTCCGGCGCCCCAGGCGCGGGCGGCTACTGCATCAGGAAGAACGGACACACCGTCAACGTCACCGACGAAGGCGGCGTGATCGCCGGTACGATCGGCTGATCGCGACCACGATCGGTTAAACAGGGAAGCAGCTCAGACATGACGACAATCTCTGGCGCCGGCGCTCATGCGAGCGTCGCGGGCACCGATCGTGCGCCGTTCAGCAAGGGCGGCACAAAGGGCTATCACACCGTCGACGCGCTGAAAGACTACGTGCTGGCGGAAGGCGACGTTGTCGTCGGCCCCGGCTCCGTCACGGCCAACGCTGTTGCACGCTTCGACAGCACCACCGGCAAGCTGATCAAGGAAGCCGCTGGCGTTACGATCAGCAACGACAACACGCTGGCGATCCGGCCCACCGCCGCGTCGGTGTCGATGGGCTTGGATATTCTCCAAAGCGGTCCAACCAGCGGCGGCCCGCATGGCGATGTCGACGGCAACCTTGCATTCAACCAGATTTTGGTGAACGGCGATCGCGCCAACCTGAGCAACACGGGCTATGCGCTGGCCGTTCTCTACGGCCTGGGTGGTTCGAACCTGCAAGGCCAACGCTGCGCCTTGGTTGGCCGCGTCGTGCTCAACACGGCGTCGAACGCCTCGAACCCGCTGAAGATCTACTTCGGGACCAGCGGCGAAGCGCAGGCGAGCGTTGGGGACGGCGGAACGAATACATCGAGCGGCGCCGCTGGCCGGTTCGGCGGTCTCTACGCTTCATCGATCGCCGCCGCTGGCGCGACCAACCTCTTCAGCGTCGATGGCATCGAGGTCAACACCAGCCTACGGGCGACATCGAGCGCTCGCTTTCATATCGGCATCAAGATTGCGCCGTGGGCCGACAATCAAGCCGATCCGGCTGAACTTGGCGCCGCGATCCAGATCACATCGCAGACCGGAGCGCTGCCGTACAAGCACTACGCCATCGTGTTCGACGCGAACTCGGTTGGCGGCGGCCAGCCGGTTGGCTCGGCCGGCACGCTGATCGGCACGCTCGGCTCCGTCTCTTGCGCCAAAGGCTTGGACTATTCGAGCGCGACGTTCAGCGGCAACGCACTCACGACTCCTGGCTTTGTTGTCGGCTCGACCGGCAACGTCACGATCCAGAAGGCGAGCGCGACGCTTTTTGTCGATGCGACGAGTGGCAACAGCTTCTTCGTTCTCGATCGTGAAGCCGGCAACATCGGCGGCATCGAGTTCCGCACCGCTAACTCGGTTCGGTGGCGCTTCGCTGCGACTAGCGACGCCGAAGCTGGCGCCAACGCCGGCTCCAACCTGGTGCTGCAGGCCTACGACGACTCCGGCACGTTGCTGCGGAATCAGTTCACGTTCGTGCGCTCCAATGGCGCGACGACGTTTGGCGCCGAAGTCGTCATCAGCTCGACACAGCCAGTGTTTCGCCTCGACGAAACCGACGCTGGAACAGACCAGCGTTACTCCTACATCTATCAGTCCGCTGGCACGCTGCACTTCGCGTTCGCGACCGATGCCTTCTCGATCACCGACTGGCTCTCTGTCACCAAGACGAGCGGCGTCGGCACGCTGGCGACTTTCGCTGCGCCGGTGAATGCGACGGGCGCCATCACCGCCTACTCGTCGACCTCGATCCCTGCCGGTGGCGGCGGCGGCGCATTGCTGATGTCGTCGACGGCGAGCTTCGGCTTGTTCTTCGGCTCAGGGAATCCAACGACGTCAGCGGCGCAAGGCTCGATCTACCTGCGCAGCGACGGCGCCGGCTTCATCTACGCCAACACGAATGGCTCAACCGGCTGGGCGGAGCATTCGCCGTATCAGCTGCGCGCGCTGTTCAAGTTGACCGCCGACATGAACTCGACGAGCGATCAGCAGTTCACAAAGCTCGGCAACTTCGGCTCGTACATCATCACCGCTTTCAGCGTCTATTCGGGCGCGAGTAACGGCGACGCTTCCAACGCAGTCGGCGGCATCTATACGGGCGCCGGCGCCACGGGCGACACTTACGTGGCGTCGTTCACGTGGAGCGCGCTCAACGCCAACAACAGCGGCAACGCGCTGACCCTCACATCTGGCGTCAACTCGGTTCGCATCCCGCACACCGAAACGCCGTACCTCAAGCTGTCAGTCGGGCACGGCTCGACGTCTCAACTCACCATTATCGCGATCGGCTACCTCGTCCCGTAAGGCGCGAGCGCGGAGCAACCACGCATGAAAATCGGCGACACCATCACGCACGCGTTCTCTGGCGCGAGCGGTGTTCTGCAAAGCTTCGACAAAGCGAACGCCACCGTGCTCGTCGGCGACGACGAACAAGTTTGGCTGACCTCGCACATCGAGGGCTACGTCGAACCGATCGAGGACACGGCGCCGCCGGTCGAACTCGACAAGCCAAACTTCGAGAAAACCGAGGCGCCAGTTTCGGTCGGAACGTTTCCGTTCCGGCCGCCACCGAGCGCGACCTTCTAAAGGCGCGCATTTCCTATGAGGGGAAACATGAAAGTAGATCTGAACCAAATCGTGCTCGACGAGAACGGCGAGCCTATGCCGGTGACGGACGCCAACGGCTTGCCGGTGGCGAGCGGCGAGAAAGTCACGCTGCGCCGCCTCCTGATGCAGACGTTGCTGCGCCCGATCGAAGCCGATCAGCGCCGCGATTTGAACACCGCGCTCGACGCCTACATCCTGCAGGCCGATCTGAAAGCGGCCGGCGACACCATCGAGCTCGACTCCAAGCAAGTCGACATGCTGGCGGACCGCGCCAGTCATGCGTTCTGGAATTCATCGTTCATCGTCGGCCGCATCGTCGAAGCGCTTGATCCGGTCCGGATCAACAAGCGCCGGCCGTCTGCGCCGGCGTCGACCGAAGAAGCCGCTTAAAAACCCGGAGAGAGAGAAATGAAGAAGCTGCTTGCAGCGGTCGCGATTGCGGCCGCTTTTTTTGTTGTGCTGCCTGCGGCGGCTCAAACCGTCACCGATCCCAACACTGGCGTCGTGATCCAAACGCCGATGTCGGCGCCTGGCACTGAATTCAATTCGCCGCCGCCGCAATACTCGAACACCGAAGCCGACGGCGGCTCATCGATCCCGTACGGCGACTTCATCGCCGATCTGCTGGGCTACCTGCTCGGCGTCGTCGGCATCGCCGCGGCCTGGCTGCTGCGCCGCCTGCCGAAGGTTGCCGTCGATGCCCTGAATATGATCGGCGGCATCACGCTTCAAAAGCGCGCCGATGAGCTGCTCGAGCTCGCGATCCGCTACGGGGTCAACACGACGCAAGGCGCTGTGCGCGGCAAAACGCTGTCGCTCAGGATCGGCAACGAGGTGCTTGAACGCGCCTTTGAGTACGCGCTTCGGCATGCGCCCGGGCTCGTCGGCAAGATCGGCGGCTTGGTGCAGCTGCGTGAGAAGATCATCGCCCGGCTCGACATCGACGGCGCCGACGCCTTCAGCGCTGCGCGCGCGCCGATCGTTGAACCGATCCAGCCTGCGCCCGCGCCGCAACCAGCCCCAGCGCCGGCGAGCTAATCGCCATGAACTGGGTCAAGCTCGCGATCTTGGCGCTCGAACTGGCGGGCGCTTTTTCCCGCTGGGTCGAGCGCACCAAGGCCGCGAGCGAGGCCGAGCGCGCTTTAATCGAACGCGCCAGAGGAATGGTCGATGCCAACATCGCGAAAGCTGACGACGCGCGCGCTCGCGTGCGTGCTGACATCGAGCGCCTTCCTGGCGGCGTGCGAGACGATTCCCTGGCGCCGTGGCGAGACGACTGAGTCCGCGCTCTCCGAAGTCACCACCGCCACGGCCTGCCGATCGTTCCGGCGCATCGACCCTTCGAAGCGCGACACCGACGGCACGCTGCTGCAAGTGCACCAGCATAACGCGGCCTGGGAAGCTCTTTGCGGCTCAGGCGGAAACTGAAGGGCGCTGGGCTTTGGTTTTTACCTTCGATCACTTCTGGGCCGGTTTCCTCACGATCGTCTCCATCGTGCTGGGCTGGCTTCATGTCGGGCATAGGCGCGAAATGGACGAACTGAAACGGATCGCCGCTGACACCGCGGCCAGTCTTGCGAAGCACCAACTCTACGCCGCTGAAACCTACGAACGCGCCGATGATGCTGAGCGCGAACGCCAGCTCTCCGAAAGCCGGATCATGAAGCGGCTCGATGAAATCCGAGACGACATCAAGTCGCTGAAGTCGTCGCAGCACTAATCGAAATGGAGAGACATGGCTCATGTCGCCCAAACATCCTGCCCAAATTGCGGTCCGCAGCGGCCGCTCATTCTTCGCCCGCGCCAGGCGCTGCGTCTCCAAGGCGGTGGCGACGCGCTTTGGTGCGCGTGGTGCGGCGGAAAGTGGGCCTCAACCGACGACAACGACGAAGAAGAAGGAAGCCCCCATGAAATCGAAAGTCAGCTCTAGCCGCGTCGCCGAGATCGCGTCGCGCATTCTGCGCGGCAAGCCGTACTCGGAGCGTGAAGCCAAGGCCGTTGCGGCGTCCGTCGTCGCGCAGGCCAGGGCGAAGAAGAAAGCGCCGGCCAAGAAGCGGCGCCGCTGATCGTCAGCACTTGCTGAGCAAGTGCTTTCACCAGAACCCGCGCGCCAGGGCGAAGCCTGGCCGGGCGCGCGCGGCCCCTCTTCCCGGCCAGGCGCTCAACCCTGAGAAGGAAACGGAATGTCGAAAGAGAAACTTGAACAAGAGGTCCGCGAAGCCGCGGAAGCGATGCAGCGCGCAGCTGCGAAGATCGGTGAGCAGGCGGCGGCGCTGAAAACCGCCAACGACGAGACGGCGAACCTGAAGACGCAGGTGAGCGATCTGCAGACGAAGCTCGCTAGCGGCGGCGCCGTGAGCACCGAAGAACTCGATGCGCTCGCCACCACGCTCGACGGCGCGCAGACGGCTCTCGATGCCGCTGTGAACGCCACGACGGCGGCGCAGGAAGCCACCACGCAAGCGGCTGACACCGCCGCTGCGGTGGACACCTCCACCGTGACGGACGCCGCTCAGGGCTAAGTCACGAGGGGCAGTGCGGGGAAGAGAGAGGGCGGGCTTCGGCTCGCCCTTTCTCGTTTCGCGGCCACGATACATTTCGCGACCTCTTTGGTGATCGAAAAACGTAACATCATGTTGAACGAACGCAGCGAAGCCAAGCTCGAAGGCGTGCATGCCGATCTGGTCAAGGTCGTGCGCCGCGCCGCTGAGATTTGCGAGATCGACTTCATCGTCACCGAAGGCCTGCGCACGATGAAGCGCCAGCGCGCCCTGCTTGCCGCTGGCGCCACGAAGACTCTGAAATCACGCCACCTCACCGGCCACGCGATCGATGTCGCCCCGGTGATCGATGGCGAAGTGCGCTGGGATTGGCCGCCATTCTACCTGATCGCGGACGCCATGAAGATGGCCGCGGCTGAGCTGAAGGTGCCGATCGAATGGGGCGGCGACTGGCGCAGCTTCAAAGACGGGCCGCACTTCCAACTTGAACACAAAACGTATCCAGCATAGACAGCGGCCATGCATCGCTTCGCCCTCCGATCCTCGAGTCGCTCAACGCAATAGTTTGCGTGCGGACCTCCGCGCGCGATGCGGAGGGTGGCGCTCAGTGGTGGGCAACTAGTCTTGAAAACTAGGCTAACCTCACGGTTAAGGGTTCGACTCCTTCACCCTCCGCCAGCACGGATGCGTGGCCGAGTGGTAAGGCAGCGGTTTGCTAAACCGTAGGGCTGAAAGGCTCCGGGGGTTCGATTCCCTCCGCATCCGCCGCCTTCTTTCCCCTCACAATCGCCAGCCCCTTCCCGGCCCCGCCTGCCGCCGCTACGGTCGCGGCCATGGCCTGGAACCTGTTTGTCTGCGGCTGCGGCCGCTCCGGCACCACCGCGATGTGGCGCCTGCTCTCCCAATCCCCCGAGATCGTCATCGGGATGGAGCGCTTCGTCCATTCGATGATGTGGGGCAAACTCAGCCCGCACCTCTACACCGAGGAACGCTTCTTCACGCAGGGTGAGCGAGAAACTTGGTACGACATCACCAAGGGCGAAGAAGGCGCGTACATGCCGATCGCGCGCGAGCGCTGGAAGAAGGCGCGCTATATCGGCGACAAACTCCCCACGCTTGAAAATTACTTCGACCAGCTGCTGACCTTCAGCGGCGGGCGCATCATCTACATGGTGCGCAACATTTACGACGTCGCCGCCTCGTACAAACGCCGGCGCGACACCGGCGATCCGACGTGGACGGCTGGTGGCGTCGATGAAGCCATCGTTGATTGGAATAAGTCGCTCAACAGCGCGCTCAGCAGCCCGCACAATTTCGGCATTCGAGCCATCGACTATGATCGCTTCTATCGCGGCGACGGCTACGTCGGCTTGTGGAGCTGGCTCGAGCTGAAACAGCAGGGCGTGCTCAACCAGGCGCACGCGAAGCTTCGGACCAGGGCCATGGGCATCATGGCGCAGCCGCGCAACCTGACCGAAGAAGAACTCTCGAAGATCCACGCCAACGCCGACTTCGACGCCTACAACAAGATCATGAGCGGCCAGATCGGCATGAACTGGCTCAGACCCGCCGCTAGCTAACCTTCCCGCGCGGCTTCAGCGTTCGGATCGCCTCGACCAGCCGCGCCAGATCGGACTTCGATCCGAACTCCGGCCCGGCCCAATGCGGCGCGAGCGCTGCCTTCATCCCCCGATTCTTGCACCATCGACACCGCAGCTTGCGCGCGGCCTCAGCGATGACGCCACGCTCGCCCCATGCCCGGAGCACGGAATCCCGATCCGTTGCCGTTGGCCTGTTGCAGCTCATGCAGATGAACACGATGCCGCGTGAGCGCGGTATCTGGCCGAAGCGCTCGGGCGCTGGCTCCGGTCTCCAATTCTTCGTTCCCACGGTGGCGCGTCCCTGGCGCCGACCCGATCCCCCATGCGGTGCGTCAGATAGGGCGCCATGGCCCTCGCGTCGAGAACAAGGCTGGAACGGCGCTGTCCGCCGAATTGTCCCCGGAGTGTCCCCCGCTCTGGACCGGCGGGGGCTAAGTGATGGCGCGCCCTAAGAGATTCGAACTCCTGACCCCCAGATTCGTAGTCTGGTGCTCTATCCAGCTGAGCTAAGGGCGCGCGAAGGGGGGGTGCATAGCGCCCGACCGGGGCGCTGGCAAGGCGGGGTTGGAGGGTCGGAGGCCCGGAAAGCGCAAATTGCTCAGAGGCGCCTGCCGGGATCGGCCGCTTTTAGACCACGTCACGCCAGGCGCGGTGCGGGCCGACGCTTTCCGCTTCATAAACGCCCCGCGCGATGGCGCGGGTGAGGCAATCGGCGGCAAGCGCGCCGAGGCGGGCGATGGAAAGCGCGCGCGGTTCAGGCAAGTCGCGCGCGGCGGTGGAGAGCGCGAACACCACATCGCCGTCGAACGGCGCGAATACCGGGCGCACGGCGCGGGCGAGGCCGGCACTGGCCATTTGCGCAACGCGTTTGGCTTCGGCGGGCGTGAGCGCTGCATCGGTGGCGACGCAGGCGATGGTGGTGTTGGCGCGCGGCTGCGGGTTGAACTTGGCGCCGCCCCAATCTTCCGCGTCAAAGCTCTGCGTGATCGGTGCGACTGCGCCGAACTCGCCATCGATCTCAAACGGCTGCGCCCAGAACGCGCGCTGATTTGGTAGCGTGGTTGATCCCCACGAGTTCACACAGACGAGCGCCGCAACGGTGATCCCGTCTTGGCTCACGATGCTGGCGCTGCCCTGCCCACCTTTCAGCTTACCCGCGACAGCGCCGATCCCCGCGCCCGCATTGCCAAGCGGCACGCTCTTGCCGCGCGCGGCGTACGCTTTGCGCCCGAGCGCGTTGTAAGGCGGCGCATCACCCCACGCTTTGGCGCCGCCATTGGCGAGATCGTACAGGATCGCGGCTGGAATCACTGGCGAACGCGGCACGCCGGGCAAATCGATCAGCGCAAAGCCGCGACCCTCCGCACCCATCGCCGCAGCAACACCATCCGCCGCGGCAAGCCCGTAAACGGAACCGCCGCTCAACACGAGCGCGTCGATCGCATCGACAAGATTTTCAGGCGCCAGTGCGTCAGTTTCGCGCGTGCCAGGACCGCCGCCGCGCACATCGACTGCGCATACCGCACGCAGATCCGGAACGATCACCGTAACGCCCGTCAGCGCCTTCTCGTCCTCGGCGCAGCCTATGGACAAACCGGCCACATCACTCAATGAATTGCTCGGGCCGGGACGCGCCAT